CAAATTATCAGAGGACTTTTTAAACTTAACAGGTAATATTTATTGGTATAAATTAATGCCAGAGGAGGGAGCAGATGCTGGTTCTCCGATACAAGTTTACTGTTTGCCAAGTCATTTAATTGAGATAGTATTGCGAAACGATGCAAATATGTTGAGCGTTGATTCTCCGATTGATTATTACATAATGGAGGATCGAACAACTTACGTTAAGTTCAAGAAAGAAGAAGTTGTACATATCTCAATCAATAACCCAAACTTTGGTATCAATGGCGAACATTTGTATGGTCAATCTCCATTAAGAGCAGTATGGCGAAATATTGAAGCATCAAATAAAGGATTGGATTTAAACTTAAACACGCTTAAAAATGGGGGTGTTTTTGGTTTCATTCATTCAAAGGGAACAGCGTTGACAGGAGATCAAGCACAAGAACTAAAAGAGCGATTAAAGGAGATGAACAAATCACCAGAAGATTTATCACGCATCGCTGGTATTTCTGCGGAGATTGGTTTCACACGATTATCTTTATCAGCTGACGAACTGAAACCGTTTGAGTATTTGAAGTACAATCAAAAGCAAATATGTAACGCTTTAGGTTGGTCTGATACATTATTAAATAATGATGATGGTGGTAAATACGACAAGCAAGTAACAGAACTAAAAAGGGTTTTAATCAATACAGTTTTGCCACACGTTAAAATTATAGAAGATTCTTTTAATCAGAACATACTACAAACAATTAAAGGATATGAAGATACTTGCATCTATTTCGATTATAAGGAACTACCAGAAATGCAAATTGATATTGAAACGATGTCTAAATGGATAGTGGCTTTAAAAGATGTTGGAATGCTAACAGGAAACGAGGGCAGAAACTTTATAGGTCTGGAAGCATCAGACGATCCAAATATGGATATGTTTACAGTCAAAGACGATATAATGAGTTTAGAAGATGCTTTATTGCCGAAAGATGAATTGACGTTGTAATGACAGAGAAACAGTTTCGTAAACGTTGGATAAGGTGGCACAGTGGATATGAGAAAATTGTGTATCGTAAGTTAATGAAGAACTTTAGAGAAGCTGGTAACTCAATCCCTTTTAACTTTATTACTAAAGATAATTACGAGGTTATATTTAGGCAATCCTTATCAACTGATAAGATGATAACTTTGTATTCAGACTTTTACAGAGAGGTTGGTATCATACACGCAAAACGAATAGGTAAAGAGATTAACGAAGAAACCAAAGATTTCTCTTTAAGTACCTTTTTAACATACTTTGAACAAAATATAATTGCTTGGCTTTATGGCAATAGTTTATCTAACATCCAAAGTGTAAAGGGTACTTATGTGAAATATCTAACAGACTTATTTGCAAAGGGTGTAGCAGAGAATAAGACCATCCAAGAGATTACATCTGATATAATGAAGCTAATCAATAAACGCAACTTTTACAAGTACCAAGCGTTAAGGATTGCACGAACAGAAACAACTGCTGCTGCCAACCATTCAAGTTTGGTTGTATCTGAAACATCTAATTTGGTTTATGATAAGGTTTGGATTGCAACAGAAGACTATCGCACAAGGCGAATCCCAGAAGATGCTTTTTCTCACTATGCAATGAATGGTGTTGTCGTTCCTGTCGATGAACCTTTTACCGTTCCAAGTAAAAAGGGAGGTGAACAGATAATGTTTGCTGGTGATCCAAAAGGTAGTGCTGGTAATATAATTAACTGCCGATGTGCTAACGCTTTAAAGCCAAGACGAGATAAAAACGGTAAACTTATAAGAAAAACTTATTGAAACTTACTTTTAAATAGATTTTATTTATATTTGTAAGTATGAAAGGAATATTGAAGTTTAAAAACAACGATTCATCTGTAAAAGATGTAGATATAAAAAAGGGTATTGTTACAGGATATTTATCTTCATTCGATACAAAGGACTATGACAATGATATAATTGTTAAAGGTGCTTACAAGAAGTCTATAAACGAACGAAAAGAAAATATCTTCTTCCTTAATCAACACAATTGGTCGCAACCACACGGAAAGTTTAATGTATTATCAGAAGATAGCAAAGGGTTATATTTTGAGAGTGAGCCATTGATTAAGACTACATATTCACAAGATACTTTAAAACTTTATGAAGCTGGAATCATTAAAGAGCATTCAGTTGGATTTATAACGGTTCAATCTGAATTTGACACTAACGAGAAAGCACGAATAATAAAAGAGATTAAACTTTTGGAGGGTTCTAACGTAACGTTAGGAGCAAACGAAAACACACCGTTTACAGGGTTTAAATCAATGACGTTAGAGCAAACAAACAGTCAAGTTAATAAGATTGTAAAGATGCTTAAAAACGGTACACTAACAGACGAAACATTTGTATTGTTGGAGATTGCATTAAAGCAATTACAAAAACAAGCATACGAAATTGGAATAAATAAATCACTTAAAGAGCCATCTAAACCAGATACTCCAATCAAAGAGCCGATAACTTATGATTCCGAAGTAAATACAATTAATAATTTCATTAAAACTTTATAATGATGAACGAAGAATTAAAAAATGGTTTAGATGCATTAACTGTTGAGTTAAAAGGCAAAACTGAACAAGAAGTAAAAACTGCAATTGATGGCTTTGAAGCTAAATTTCAAGATGTAGTAAGCAAAGAAGTAAAAGAAGTAAAAGAATCTTTTGAAGCTGAATTAAAAGCAGTAAAGGATCACGCTAACAAGTTAGACGTGAAATTACAAGAGAAAGCGAAATCAGAAGTAAAAGGAGATTTTATTTCTAAAGCATTAGCAGACAATTTTGAAGAAATTAAATCTGTTGAAAACGGTTCACGTAAGCAAGTGAAAGTTGAAATTAAGGATATGACTTTATCAAATGCGTTGACAGGAGATCAGCCAAGAGATTATAATTTTAATCCTGTTTCTGCACCATCACCATTAGTAAACGTATCTGATTTAATTGGAGTACGTCAAATTTCTGGAGGTACTTACACTTATGTAAGAGTAACAAAATCTTCTGGTAATGTATCAACTCAAATTGAGGGGCAAAACAAAGCACAATTAGAGTATGGCTATGAAATGGTAGATGTTAATACTGATTATTTAGCTGGATTTGCGAGATACAGTAAGAAAATGCGTAATAACTTACCATTCTTACAGTCAAGTTTACCAATTGAGTTAAGACGTGATTACATCATTGCTGAAAACGCAAAGTTTGAAGCTATTTTACAAGCAGAATCTACACCAGCTAATATTACAGAGGGTAACGAGATTGAAAGATTATTAAACAATGTTTCAGTATTAGCGTTGAACAACTTTCAAGCGAATGGAATTGTAATCAATCCATTAGATTATTTTAAGATTCTTACAACTGAAAAATCAGATGGTGCTGGATATGGATTGCCTGGTGTTGTAACAGTTGAGGGTGGAATGTTAAGAGTTAACGGAATTGGAGTTTATCAAGCAACTTGGGTTGCAGAGGGCAAATATTACGTTGGAGATTGGTCAAGAGTAAATAAGATTGTAACAGAGGGATTATCTTTAGCGTTTAGCGAAGAAGAAGGATCAAACTTTGTAAAAAATCTTATTACTGCAAGAATCGAGGAGCAAAACGCTTTAGCTGTTGAGCAGACAGAAGCGATAATCTTTGGAGATTTTACGACAGTAGTATAATATAAAACAAGACACTTGTTTTAATTGGATAAGGAGGTGTTAATTTAATTTAGCACCTTTTTTTAATTAATAATAAATAATAATAAGATGGTACAAGTTTTAAAGAGATTCCATAAACTAAAAGAAAACAAACATTTTGCAGTTGGTGAAAAGGTTGAATTTGATGCAAAAACAGAGAAGCAATTAATTGAGCAAGGGATTGTAAAAAAAATCGTTGTTCGTAAAAAGAAAAAGTAATGAGTTACCTAAACGTAATAACATTAGAACAAGCAAAGCAATATTTACGAGTTGATGAAGATTTATCAGATGATGATTCACAGATTGAGCAAATGATAAAATCAGCATTAAGTACACTTGAACGTAGAACAAACATATTATTTTACGCAAGGGATAAAAAATACATATTACAAGATTATTGTGTTAAGGTTTATGATTATCCAATTAATAGCGTTGTATCAACTTTTGATGTAGATACGGATCAAAAGACTTTGTTCACCAATTACCAAACCAATACAGGAGATAATGAGATTGTTTTAAATGTTGGTTTTAATAATACTGATAATATACCTTTTGAGTTGGTAGATTGTGCGTTGCAGTATATTAAATACTTATACTATGAAGCAGAAACAAACAAAGCTAATAAGGGAGATTTACCAACTTGGTTAAATGATATGATAAACCAAAATAAAAGATTCATATTTTGAGAGCCAGAAAGTATAATAAAAAAATAGAGATTTGGCAAACTGCACCTGTTTCAGATGGGTTCGGTGGTAATATCACATCTGAAACATTATTATCAAGTTCTTGGTGTAAGATTATTACAAACCCAAAAAACGCAAACAGACAAACAGACTTTGGAGAAACTGAAACGTTTGATAGGTTGTCAGTTCAATTGCGTAAAAATGTAGTTATTTCTTATGATCCAAAGACTATGTTTTTTAAATA